AACGGCTCAGACACCGTCCCGACTTGCCCTCCTGCGGGCGTCGGCGGGGTCACAGTGTAGCCCTGTGCCTCCGGTAGCCCAAAGACCGTGCCTGTGGGAGTCGGCGTTGCGAGCATCACGTCGACCGCGCCCTTGGTGGCGTTGCCGCCGCCGATTGTGCTGTCGTCGAACATCAACGCCAAGAACTGCGTGTTGCTGCCGCTGTCGAGCGGGACGATGGGGAAGTGACTGCCGAAGCCGCTGAAACTGGCCCCGGTCCCGGTCAGGTTGAGGTTGTACGCGAGCGTGCCGAGCCGATTCAGATTGCTGTCCCAATACCACGGGCCGCCAGTGCCGCCGCTGGTGACGAACCAGTCTGCCGCCTTTGCCCAGTTCAGCCCCTCCGCTTGGACGCTCGTGTCCTGCGCAACGCGGGTCATGTGGTCCGTGTCGGGGCCGTGAAAGAGGTCGGCGCCGTAATTCGTCCAGTTGCTCGGCGCGTTGGTCTCGGCGCACACTTCCACCCACTGGCCCGACGCGGCGTCATAGCGCGGGGCGTTGTCATAGAGGCCATTGGTGATCGGCGTCCCGCTCTGGTCCTTCATCACCCGCTGGTAGGCGAACGGATGCAGCACGGTCCCGCGCACCGTGGGATCTTGTGTCGTCGTCGCGTGCCAGAGCTGCACGCCGGTGGAGACGTTCCCCAGGCCCCATCCGTTCACGTAGAAGTGCCATAGGCCCGCGGCGGTGTCGCGGAGCAGGGACCCGCCGTAGAGGCTCGTGCGCGTGTCGGGGGTGCCGTTGACATTGAGTCGGTCCGAGTTGGCCACGTCGAAGAACGCCAGACTCTCGACGTTCAGGGCGAAATTGTTGGCCGTGTCGACGCTCAGGACGCTGGTGTGATTGGTCTTGAAATCGTTTCCCGTGGCGCAGGTCGCGAGGAAGAACCGCAGCGACGGGCGGGCGGGGTCGACGTAGGGTTGCCCGTCGATAAATCGGACCGGCTTAAAATCCCTCATCCCGATCCCGCCGGTGTAGCCGGTGCGGAAGCTGGTGACGGTCAACGAGCCGTTGGCACTGGGGCGGTTGGCACCGAAGATCGGGCGCCATGCGGCGGAGAATTCATTGAGCGACCGTAGGTCCGGCGAACTCGCCATCGTCGCCCACGTGATGGGACGATTGCCGTTGACATCGCTGAGCCACACCCACACTTCGGGATAGCAGAGGACGAGCCGCAGCGTGTACGGGGCAACGGGCGCGGTCGCGGTGCCGTTGGGGGAATCGGACCCGGCCACCTTGCTGTCGACGCCCACGTTTGTGCCGTCGAAGAACGCCCAAGCGTAGTTGTTGGCGTCGGCCGCGAATCCGACGAACGGCTGCGCGCCGTTGCTGGCGGCGCTGACAGTCATCTCCGCCCAGCAATAGGGCGCGAGCGGGGCGTCCGGTGCCTTGAGGGCGATTTCCCCGGTCGATGCGCCACTGAACACGGCTGAGCCCCCGCCGATCGTCACCGTCGTCGTGCCGGACATCACCCACGGCCAGTAGTTCGGGGCGGTGTTGATCGTGAACGTATCCTTGGGGCGAATCGCGAACCGGTCGTCGAATTGGTTGATGCCGCGAGTCGGGCCGCTGGCTAAGGCGAATGTGAGGGCGTCGGGGGTGACGTTGGCGGTGCTCAACGTCCCGACGAAGGTGTTGTTCGTCAGTAGGTAGTTGTAGACGCTGGTCCGGTCCGTGCCGTTGTGGGCGGCGTTGTAGACAGTGACACGGCCGAGCGGCGTGAGGCCGGACGGGTGAATCAGGCTCCCGTTGCTGAATGCGCCGATCCGAAGCGGTTGCGTCGTCCCCGTTCCCGGCGCCTGAGCGTCCGTTCCAACCTGTACGTTGTCGATGTAGTGCGTGACGGCACTGCCGCTGACGGTGACGCAGAGAACGTGAATCCCATCGGTTATCGGCGTCGCCTGCGAACTGTTGCCGCCTTGGATATATGGCCGGTCGAGTTGGAGCTTCCCCGACGCATCGACGTGCCAGAGGATCGCGCCGGGGCTGGCCGAGTTGTTGTCTTTGGACAGGATCGACCTATCGAGCCCGTCAGTTCCCCACCCCTTGACGTTGACGACGGCGTACAGTGTGCAATCGCCAGCGAGGGCAATCGCGGCGTTGTTGGCGAATTCGATGCGGTTTGGCGCGGTGTCACCCGCCCCGGCAACCATCGTGACGCCGTGAAGCCCCTCGCCGATCGCGGAGTTGAGCACATAGGGCGTGCCGATGACCGACCCGGCTAAGGTGTTTGGCCCGGAGTCGACGGCCGTGCTGGTGTCGCCCTGCTTGACGGCGATCGCCTGAGCGTTCCAGTCGAGAGCCAGTGAACTGCTGGGGTTTGGTATCGGCACGCCGGTTTAGACGCGGTCTACTCGACGGTGGCGTAATAACACCCCGCCCCACGTCGGCGCCGCTGCGGCCTGGACCCCGGCGCTGCAATCGACTTCCCGCACCCCAGCATCGACGCCGCGACCGCGCAGCCGACAAGGCAGTCCAAAAAGTGGTTGTCCGGGTTGCTGGGCCGCTTCCGCCACTCGATCAGTTGCCTGCCATGCCCCTCGGTGGGGATGCCCGATTCTGCGGTAACGTGCTCGGCGAGCAACCGATGCTCATTGCTTTTGCTGCCGTACAGTGTCAGTGCGCCTTTGGTCCCGTTGGGCAGGGCGAGCCGCTTGTGGATGAACGTTTTCCAGTAATTGACATCAGACCGGACGTGTCGGATCTCGCTGTTCGTCGCCTGCGGGATCATCCAGTTCGACCCGATCGTTTCGCCGGGCTTTCGGATGTACTCGTTCATCGGCCGCCCCGCCGCGCCGATGCCGACACCCTTGGCGGGCATGATCTGCGACGACTGGCCGCTGGCGCGGATGAAGGCGTGAATCACCGGGGGAAGATAGCCCTGGTCGATCAGGAGCTTGTCGATGGGCATCACGGCACCATCCTCCCGGCGGTACTCCGTGGCGTTCAGTTCCTCGGTGAGTTTCTCGAGCCCCTTTCGGATCGCGGCCTCGGTCGTCAGGCCGGGGAACGTCGTGGCCAGCGTGGGGGTTGCCTGTCGAAGCGAGAAGTACCGCCTCGATTGTTCGGGGTAGGTCCCGTAGTCGATCACCCATCCGTCAAAGTCGTCGATTCCCCAAGCGCAGACAGCGTAAAAGAGAACGGCGTCCTGAACGTCGATGAACGCTGTGACCTTCTGGGCGGCTGCGGGCATCGCGCCCCGGGCGAAGCCATTTAACTTCTGGCAAATCTCGGCGGCGGTGAGTTGGACCGATTCCACCTTCGCCTCGCGGGGCTCGTTCTGGGCCTCGGCCGCGAAAGCGTCCTCGTCCCTGAACTTGAGGTTCATCGCGCTCTGGAGCGCACTGATTTCGTCGGGGTCGAATCTTTCCGGCCATGCCACTTCCGACCCGGCGTCCATCTCGGCGCGATGTTCCCGATAGAACTCTGTCGCCTCGGACCCGTCACCATCAGCCTGGAGGGAGTCGGACCGGAGCTGCGCGTATTGCTCCCAGAGCTTTTCATTTAGGGGGAACTTGTACACCATCTTGGTCCGCTCCCCCTGCCACTCCGGGCACTTCTTTCGGTCCAAGATCCGGTCGGCCAAGTCCCCCTTGCGGATCACAGTACAGAGCATCACCGCCGCGATCTTCCGGCCCGGCCCGGCCATGCCCAAGACGTCCCCGGCGAGGATCTGGAAGCGACTCTCACACTGGCCGTCGGACCATGCCGATTCGCGGGTCTGCGGGTCGTCGGGGATCACAAGGTCGGGCCTCAGCACTTCCCCCGACTCCAACGTGTGGTTCGCCCCCCGCATGGCGGCGGTCAACCCGGCGACGGAAATAACCGCCCCCGAAGAGACGGACCCCGGCACGGTGGGGAAGACCAGCATTTCTTTGCCCCACGTGATGTGCGTCTTTGTCCCGTTAAGGATCTGCCCGTTCGCCCGGCGCCCGTCGTCCTCCAAGCAGCGAATCGGGTAGCACGCCTCTGGGAAGTCGGCGGCCAACAGGTCATTCGTACGTAGGGCGGCTTTGAGGTTGGCCAGCAGCGCCTTCGCCTTGCCCGTCGTGGCGCCGATGAGGACAACGAACCTTCGATGGCCGTAGACAAGGGCCCACGCCGCGGCGGCCAGTGTCAGCGTGCTCTTGCCCGAACCACGGGGCATCGCCAGCGCGAACAGCCCGCCATGAAGGATGGCCCGCTCCAGCTTCTCGATCATCCGCAAATGGTCGCGGCAGAACGGCAGCGGGAAGGCATGGGGGAAGTAGGTGAGGCAGAATAGGCGAAGGTCGGTCCGGCAGGCGTCGCGACGGGCCGGGTCGACGACTCCGGGAAGCGGGCCGATCTCCCGGTAGATCGCCGAGTTCACCCGCGAGCGCGCGGCCTCCTTTTCGTTCTTGCTCAGTGTCCGGGGTCCGGTCTTCTTCTTTTTCTTCGGCAACGTCGCGAACATCATTCCACCCCCGCCATGTCGTGCAGCATTTTGATGGCCTTGAGTGCGACAGCGAAGTTGCCTGCGGCAATCGATTGCTGATACAGGTATCGAGTCGCCTCAAAACACCACCCCCGGACCGCCTCGGGGTCGGCCTCGGCGTTCTTCGCAATCTTCTTCATGCATGGCACGATCAGCGGGCGGGCTTCCTCGTCTGGCCACGTCTTGGCAATAGCGTCAACGATCTGGTGTTCCGCCGCGCCCTGGACGATCCACTCGTAGACCTGGGACAGCGGGTCGGCGGTTGCGACTAGGGCTGTGTCGACGTTCTGCATGAGTACCTTCAGCCCCATACCCTGCGGGCGATCACTAGCCCGATCCAGCATCCGGTCACGTAAGCTGGCAACGCTGCGATTGCGACGATGACGTCCGGCGTGCTCATTTACTTGCTCCGTCCTTTGTGCCGGTTCCGGCTGCGAACAACTCGTCAATCCACCCGGCGTGAAACCGGTAAACTCCGGGGTCGCCGATCAGGGTCATGGTCTCGATGTTTTTGCAGGATCGGAGATTCGCCGACGATTCCACACTGACGGTGCGGCCGTCGGTCAACTGCATCAACAGTAATTTGGCGTGCTGGCGTAGACTGATGAACGCGGCCCCACGGGCGCTAAGCTCGGTGACGGCGTGCTCGTAGATGTCGCCGCTGGTCCCCTTGAAGTAGTGACTGCAGAGTAGTGCGGCCTTCCCGATCTTGCCCGAGTCGAGTAGTTGGCACAGTGAATCAATGTTCCGTTTCGAGAATCCCAGCGTCGCAATCCGTAGCTCGGCGATGTTGCAACCGGCCAGCGTCAAGACAGCGGGCACTAAGTCCCAAAGCGCGAACCGGCCGCTGATGGCAAGGTGTATAGCCTCGTCCGGGTCGGGCAAACGGCTAATGGCGGCGATGGCGTCCTGGGCCTGACGGGCGTCCTGATACCTGCGCTTCGCTTCCTTGGCGACGTGGCGTCGGTCCCCGTTGAGGTGGGGCAGCCGCTTCAAGTCGGATTCGACCCCGGCGACGCTGATGCGGGTCGGATTCAGGAGCGGATTGGCCGAAATCGTCAGCATTTTTAACGTGCAACCAACACAATGTGTCTTGGGCGCTGTTCCGTGTTTGGTCTTCGCGCGCATAAGCCCAAAAAGAACCTATGCTTAGGGCGTCAAGAAAATTTCACTCGAAATTTCCGGCCCGCGCGTCGCTTCCCCGGTTTCTGCGACTCGCGTCACGCCGCCGGTTTAGACGCGGGTGTCCCTCTCGATGTGGCGTGCGTATTGGCCGGGCAGGACTAGCCAGTGGCATCCCCCGGACAGCCTTACGATTCGGGGCTCGTCGCGCAGGATCGTCACGGCTTCTTCGGCGGTAAGGCGGTAGTCGTGGCTGGTCTGTTCGATGGCTGACTGGAAAGAGGCAGTAGAGAAAACGCCGTCGCTCTTGTGGTCCGCACCGGCGTGAATCTCGGCAGCGATTGCGGCGATGTCGGTTGGGGTGTAGTGGTTCCAGTACCGGCGGCGTCTCCAGTCCGACTCAGCCCGCTGCACCGCCTCCAGCAATGACCGGCCGCTTTCGCCCTGGCCGATCACTCCCTCGTAGTTCCGCAGGAAGCATTGGTTCGCGCCGTCGTGTCCCATCGCGAGGTGAACGGACATGATTCCGTTGTGGCGGCGGCGAAGCTGTTCCGCAATCTTTTCCGCAGTAACGTCTGTGGTGTCCATTGGTTTCTCGCTTACGCTGCCTGTGTCATCCGCTTATCGAACGCGGCCATGGTGTCACGGATCTTGTCGATGACTGAGTCCACCCACTCCACGTCGAATCCGAGTTGGCGCCCGGCGTCCTCGCTCTCGACTACCGACCGCCAGTCCTCACGATCCATAGTGCCCCGAGTCGTGGCCAGTGCGACGCACAGTTCTTCAAGGCTGTCGTGGTCAAGGCCGATCTCCATCGCACGCAACCACAGTGCGACGGGCTTGCGGCTGCATTTGCCTTCGGGCGTCAACAGGGTGTGCAATATCCATTGACCGGTCTGCGGGTGGCGGGTCAGGACCGGGACGTACCCGAACTCCCTCCACTGGAGAATCCCGGCCACAACGGCCCCGGCGTCCTCGTCTGTGTCGAACTCGGTGTAGAGATTGAACAGGGATTCCGGGGTCAGTCCCGGCGGCACTTTGTAGCCTTGCAGAATGGCCGGCACCCATCCCGGCCGCTTGTCGACGTAGTCGGCGGCGTGGATGACCGACTCGATGGACGTTCCCTTGTCCCGTCGTCGCTGCTCGATGTCCGGGACAAGGGTCTTCACCTTCAAGAGTGCGCGGACGTAGCGGGCGTCACGTTCGATGGTCCTCTCGCTGACACCGTACTCGGCGGCCATTTGCTTGGCGACGTTAGCAGAACCGACAGCCTGTCGGTTCTGCGCGGCATGTTGGTTCGCGCCGGTCCCACCCTGTTTCTTGGCCCGTAGGTCGAAGAGTCGCCCCCGCAACATCTTCAGGCTTTCCGAATCGAGATTCCTGCGGCCCAGTTGATGGGAAAGCATCCACTCCTTGGCCGCCTCGCGGTCCGGGAAGGACAGGTACGTCACCTTGAAGCCAAGGCCGATCCGGTTGCAGATCTCAAATCTGTGATGTCCGTCGACCAGAAGGCCGGTCTCTTGCCACCCGATGAGCGGGTCTCGTGCGCCACCGTCGGCGATTAGGTTCTCTTCAAGTTGCCGCTTCTGTTCGTCCGACAGCGGCTGGATCAGGTCTCGAAACTCGGGGTCGATCGTGATGTTCATGGGTGCGGGTTCCTTCGTGGTCACTTGTTGTTTTCGCAAAACAAGGCGAGCGCGTACGGGATCAGGTCATCAATGGGGGCGTCCGGCCCTGGCGGGTTCTGTGCGAGATTCAGAAGAATCCCGGCCATCCGTCGCGTTCCCGGCCATTCCCGCCGTAGCCAGTCGATCCGCTCTTCCTTCGGGATCGGGGCGAGTTGCCGGGCCAAGTCATTGCCCTCGTCAATGGCGGCGGCGACCGCTTCACGGATGGCCTGGTCCACGTCCTGGATCTGTTGTTCCACGTCTTTGGCCAGTTTCATCAGCTTGGCTTCATCGGGCTTCATTTTGCTTTTCCTCGTGGTTGATGCCGACGGCGCGCTCGGCAGCGATCACATCGGACAGGAGATAGCGGCGAACGCGCCCGATCCGCTTCGGCTTGAGAATGCCCCGCGACTCCCAGTTCGAAATCGTTTGACGGCCGACTCCCCAACGCGCCCTGACGAACGCGGCGGTGACGAGCGTGTCGGGCAGTGTTGGGACTGGGTGGGTGGTTGGGTCGCTCATCTACCGAGATAGACGGGATGGTCGTACTGGACGGCGCTGAAGTGGTTGGATAATCGGCGTTGACCGAGTAACACAAGGTGATATAATGCGACGTTACATTGGACACGGAGACACGATGCGACTACCAGAACTGACTCACCTTCAATTTGCTGTGCTAGACGTGCTCGGCGCCGTTGAACGGCCCGGTTGGCTCATCCGCGATCGGCTCGCCGAAATGGGCGAAAGGAAGACTCTTCCGGCGTTCTACCAGATGATGTCCCGGCTCGAGGATGCCGGCTTCGTCAAGGGAGAGTACCGCAAGGCCGAAGTGGACGGGCACACCGTCAACGAGCGATGGTACAAGATTACGGGGAACGGGGTCTCCGCTCGGAATCGCACTCTCGACTTCTACGCAGCGGGGAAAATGGCTCAGCTTGCGAGGAAGGGGGCGTTCAACAATGGATAGCGTTTCCCACCATTACGCTGTGATCCGCATGTACGACGAGGTCTTCAAAGACCGACCGACGGATCTAACGATTGCTCGTCTGATCGTCAATGAATTGATGGTCCACGATGAGATCCGCCTCATGCTTGACCAGGGTGGGGATTTGTCAAGGCACGCGCTAGAGAGTTTTATTGGACGTGAGGTCTCCCAAACCGACTGGAATGCCTTGCAGGTAACTTGGTTGCGTGCAAGGGTGGAGGCGGAGCGAATGCTGTTGGGCGACCCGCTATGCGATAGGGGACGAGCAAAGCCCCGCAGCTTCCCGCGCATTTGGGAACTGATGGGCTACATGCTACCGCCCAAGGCGCACGACCGCCTTTGGATTCCGGCCATCGAGGACGAGAAACGCAAATACTACGAGGCTCGGCGACGCTACCGAACCCGTGCTGCCCGCGTTTGGCTCAAGGTCGCGTTTACGGTCCGCACCCTTTTGATGGTTCCCGACTGCTACCGGGTGATGGGCGTCTCCAAGTTGCAGGGCCTTTTTGAAACATTGATTCCGGAACCGCTCAGGCGATGGTGGTTGGGCCTGTAGCACCCCGCTGCCACGCCTCTGACCGGCGCACGACCGGCGCACGACCATTACCCCGGTTTTCAGCCTGAAAAACGGGTTTACATCGGTAATGAAGGATATAAGTTGGACTCAGTAACGGCAGGACTAGAAGTGGATTTGACCCCTGTTTTCTAGGGATTTTCTTAAAAGGCCGAGGCCGGATTCGAACCGGCGAATAACGGATTTGCAATCCGTCCCCTTAGTCCGCTTGGGTACTCGGCCACAAGTCGTCAGGGACGATATCGCGGCCGACGATGGGAGGCAAGTGACGGGGGCGGCGAAGCCGCCGGGGGGGCGAGTGGGGGATCATCCGGGGCGCACGCACGGCAGGTCGCGCCTGCGCGTCACGCGGCGCTCATTCCCCCGTCGATGACGAGGCAACTGCCGGTGACGAAGGCGGATTCGTCAGAGGCCAGATAGAGCGCCGCGGCGGCGATCTCCTCGGGGCGGCCCATGCGCTTCAAGAGCTGGGTCGACGCCATCTCCTCGTACGCCTTCTTGGGGTCGGGGTATTCCTTGAGGCGGGCTTGGACGAACGGCGTTTCGACGCGGCCCGGGCAGATCGCGTTGAAGCGGACCTTCGAGTCGGCGTGGTCGACCGCCATGCACTTGGTCATGCCGACGACGGCGAACTTGGTCGTGCAGTAGGCGAAGCGGTCCTTGACGGCGATCACGCCGCCGATCGAGGCCAGGTTGATGACCGACCCCCACCGCCGCTCGACCATCGCGGGAAGCAGCGCGCGGGTCATGTGGAGGATGCCCTTGACGTTGACGCGATAAAGCCGATCGAGGTCGTCGGCGGTGGTGGTCAGCACCGTCCCGACGTGGCCGATGCCGGCATTGTTGACCAGCACGTCGCAGCGGCCGTGGTCGGCCAGGATCTGCCG